GTCGTGAGCCCGCTCGTGACCTGGGTGAAGGTCGCGGCGGCCTTGCCGGCGCTGGCGCCGCTGAAGGTCGTGCCAACCGTACCCACGATTACGTCGCCCAGGACGTTCTCGCGGTTGTACGCGATGGCGTTGCCCTCGATGGCGTCGAAGGGCAGCAACTCGTACATGCGGTTGACGGTGATGATGTTTTCGATCACGCCTGCGACCAGGTCGTCCTGGGCCAGCTTGGCGGATTCGTCGAGAGTTACGGATGCCATGGGGTTCTCCTTACGGTTGAAGAGTTGACGCAATCTCAGCTCACCTAACCGGATCACCCGGCGCCGCTCGGGGTCACCCCGTGGGCACTAGAGCCAAAGCAACTACAACCCTAGCTCTAGTGCTTGCGGAAGTAAAGACCTGTTTTGCCTAGCGCAGGCCCTCCGGGGTCCTGGCCCCGTGCAGTCGGCCCTTCTTGAGGCCGTCGGCGATGCGCTGGGTGGCCGACCTCGGGCCTGCCTCGCGCTTCTGGGGCTTCCAGCTGCCGCCCCTGGGGTCCATCCCGCTGCCCACGGGTGCCTCGCTGTCGAAGGCCCGCCCGAAGCGGGCGTCACGCTTCATCTCCTCGACCAACTCCACCAGGGACATCGGCTGTCCCGTGACCGTGCTGTAGCGGCGGTCGCCGGCCGCGTCCACCACGAACACCTTGAACTCGTCACCCTCCTCCACCACCTTGACGTTGGCCTTGATGTGGGGCAACAGGAGGTCGGGCGAACCCTTGGCGCTCATGAGAACGTCCTTGGCCGCGTTCTCGACCAGCAGCTTGTACAGCTGGCCCTGGAGCGCGGTGTTACGGGCGTTGAGCTTGTTGATCTCCACCCCGTGCTCCTTGGCGAAGTCCTCCTTGATCTTGGCCACGTTGACCTTGCCGCCAGCGGCAATTTGGTCATTGAGCTCCTTGAGCTTGCCGGTGAAGGTCTCCTTGATCTTCTCGGGGCTGTCGCCGAACTCGGCAAGCAGCGACAGGTCCACGTTGGGGCGCTTCTTGGCGTCCTCGCGCGCTCCCCTCAGCGACTTGTTGAGGCCAACGATTGCGTCGATGACCCCCTTGTGGCTCTCCAGCGGGAGAAACTTGCCCTCCTTGGCCTCCGCCCCGTACAGCGGGCGGAACGACTCGGGGACGGCATCCAACGACTCCACGGGACCAAACAGAAACTCCATTGATGTTCTCACTTTCTTGGCGTCACGCCATGGTGTGCTTCACGCACGGTTGAGGAAGACTCTACCTGTACCTGTCGGATAAGTCGAGCGCCCGCCCCACTACAGCCCCGCCTTCTCAAACGCCCCGGGCATCTTGACCCTCATCTGCTCCAGCGTGATGGGCTGGAAGTTGCGCCCTAGGTTGAGCCGGGCGAACTCCGCCGCCGTCAGGCCGCCCTCCTGGAACAACTGAGCCCTGGTCGGGCCGAGAACGTCCTTGATGAACTCGTCTGGCTGGTCGCCCAGCCACTCGTAATAGGTCTGCGTGGCTGGTGCCGGGCCGCTCATCGATGCGCGCTGGGCCCCCTCGGACAATGCCGCGTATTCGTCCTTCAACACCGCAACCTTGGTAGTCCTACAGCGGACGTGGGCGGGAAACGTAGGCCCTTCGCCCAGGGGGAATTCCTTGCCGTCCATGAAACGACAATAGGGCGTGGTGCGACCGTCGAGAGTCGCCACCACGCGCTCCTTCTCAATGATGTCCGCGTTGGCGGCCCACGTCATATCACGGGCTGTCTCGGAGACCTGGCGCACCGCTGTGCGTACAATGGCGTCGGCATTGTTGCCCACTTTCGCTACAAGCCCATCGGAGTAGTTTGCCGCCTTGGTCCCCCGCAGCGCCAACTCCGTCTGCTGGTTGGTCCACCCCTGGGCGAAACCCCTAGAAATGAGGTCTGATGCTGCCTGGACCTCATTTTTGGCCCAGCCCTTGACGAACCCCTCCAGCAACTCACCCGTCGCTGGGATGGGCTGGCGGAAAGCCTCCTTGTAAATCTTGGCAGCTTCTACCACAGAAGCCCGAATCTCCTTGGTGGTGGCTACGTCAAGAGCCCTACTGAAGAACAAAGACTCCATCTCGGTCAACTCCGCAAGATACGGCAACACTACATCATCAACGTGCCCGAGGAGTGGGGTCAGTAGCTCGTCGCGTGCCCCAATGAGCAGCGACCTTAGTTTGGCTGGGGTGAGGTCACCTAACACTTCCTTCTGAGTCGCCACCCAATCGGCGAAGCCCCCAACCATCTTCTGGCTCGCCTCCTTGACCTGCTGCGCAAGGCCAGAGGAAGCCTGCTCCAGATACACTTGATGGCGAATCGTAGTGTCAATGATGGACTTCGTTGAAGGCTTGGGCGGCTTGGGTAGATTGGCCTTGAGCGCAGAGCGAAGCGAAGCCCCTGGAGCCACCCCAGCCTTCTTGCGAACAGCCTCCAATAGCTGTTTGAACTCGCTCTGGGTCAGGTCCAATGCTTCCTGGATGGCCCGGTCAGTCATCTTGGGGCCACTCAGTAGGTCGGCCAGCTTCTGCTCGGCCTTGGTGAAGTTGACGTGAGCCAAGGGCCTACTACTCCGGCTCGGTCGGCTTCTGTGGAGTCGTCGGCGGAGTCGTGAACGGCGTCACCCGTCCAGGAGGCATCGGCAAAAAGCTGTTGTAGCCACCGCCCTTGCTCAAAGAGGTTTCCATCTCATCCTTGGCCTCCTCGTCATCCTGCGTCGCCAGGTTGATCTTGCGGAGCACGTCCCTGACCTCGGTGAACGAGAGCTTGTCCGCCTGGGCGAGGGAGAGGATGACGGCGAGGTCCTGCGGGGTAGCGTTGAGCCACGCCTCCGCCGCAATCTTCTCTAGGTCCGCCTCGGGGTCATAGTCCTCGGGCAGAATGCCGAACTTGTCGCGCAGTGCCGTGACAAAGGCCTCACGGCTGATCTCCTTGTTGCTGCGCGCCTGCTGGAGCGTCCCCACCGGGTCGCTGACGGGCGTCTCCGCCTCCGCCCACTCGGTGCTGAGCGTCACGCCGCCGGCATCAACGTCCTTGCCGAGCCCCAGCCACTGGGCCGTGAAGAAGAAGGCCTGGGCCACGGCGTCCGCGAACATCCCCACGATGGACTCCAGCTCGCTCTGGGAGTCCGCCGTGTCGATGGCCGCCGCCGTGGCGGTCTCCGTCCCGGGCCGCTTCTTAAAGAACTGGGCCCCGTAGCCCGCCATCTGGCTCTCCAGGTCCTGGAGGTCGGTGCGCCCGGCCGCGATGGCGGCGCCCGAGTGCTCCACGTAGTAGTAGCGCCCAGCGGGGTCCTTGTTGTACAAGACCTTGTTCGGCCCGATGGTGATGTCGTCGCTGTCGTCCTCGCCTGGGCCGCCCGCGCCCGAGCACGCCAGGAGCGGGAACCGCGCGACCTTGAGGATGTGGCGCTGGTCGGAGTAGCTCNNGTCGAGGAGCCGGGGCTTGCCGAGCATGAAGGCCTCGCGGGCGGAGTAGAACGTCACGAGGGGCACGCCCTCGATGCCCGTGGCCCACTCGTCGCCATCCTCGATGACCCACTCCACCTTCTTCTTCCCCTTCAGCTGCTTCGGGGTGTACAACTGTACCCGCCCTGGCTCCAGGACGCGGATGCGGCGCTTCACCACCTCGGCGAAGCCGTCCTGCTCCGTGTAGGTCTCCAGGATGCGGGCGTGGACGAGGGTCTCCACTCCGTTGATGGTCTCCGCCCGGGCCGCCAGGAGGTTCTCGGGCTTGATCAGCACCCAGTAGGGGCGCAGCTTCGCGGCGCGCTCCTGTTCCAGGTTCGTCACGTCCTCGGGCTTCTTGGGGAAGTCCACCAAGACGTGACAGAAGCACTTGGCCAGGCCCTCGCGGAACCACTGGCGGCAGAACACGTCCAGGTTGTTGCCCTGGAGGTCCACGTCGTCCAGGAGGTCGATGATGCCCTGGGGCGTCTTCTCGTTCACCTTGACGGGCTCGCTGAACGGCTTGCCCGTGAGCGACTCCAGCGTGTGCTCCGTCATGTTGAGGAGCACGGCGCTGGAGCGCCGGTCCTCGTAGCTCTCATCAGTCTCCTCCTCATGGCGGGGCAGGTGCGCCTCGCCGGCCGCGCGCATCGCCTCCGTCCCGCCCAGCAGGTCGCTGATGAGCTCCCAGCGCGGGGACATCACGTCATAGGCCTCGGAGGTCTGGGAGGGGTCCTTGGGGTCTCGCTTGTCGGTCGTCATGGGTGTCCTTTAGCGCAGTGTCTTCTGCTTGGCTCCGGTGACCTTCTTGTAGATGCGATAGCGGCACGAGTCCTGGAGGTGGTCCTCTGACTCGGTGTCCACGTCGTCCAAGTCCTTGTCGCTCCTCGGCGTGTTGGGGAAGAGGTCCACCGCATAGCGGCAGGCGTCCATGAAGAACAGCCCGGGAGTTTCCCTGGGGCCGCCTCCGATGGGCGGGCAGG